CGGCATTTTCTAAGTAATCACTAAATCCAGCCATCTATATCTCCTATCCAAAAGAGGGGACAGACATCTTTACTGATGTCTGACCCCTTGTTAGTTCGTTGCTTAGGTTCATGTCCTCGACCATTTGCGTGTAACGAGCAAGCCAAACAGGTAAGCGCTCATCGTCGCGTAGGTAGGGGGCGCTTTGAACAAGCGCTCCATACAAATAAAGATCAGGAGACAAAGTTAATAACCAGTTAGTCGTATTACTGTCAGAAAGCGCTGGCACTTTTGCGTAGTAAACGAGTTCGCCTGTGTAGGAAGAGTCGGGAGGAGGGTAGACCTCAATCTCATCACCTACATGGCTAAAATACAGAGGCTTACCAACAGCACTAGATTCAGAGCGTTTTTTGTTGAGCGCTTCATTGGTCAAATACTCCATCGTGGTCACAGGATCGGTACTTAAAATGAATTGCACTGTTTGCAGCCAATCAGCGGGGGTCGCGGAGTAACGATCATCAATAGTCGCTGTACTGCGCGTCACCATCTTTCGATGACGTATAGAGCGGTTAAACTGAGCTTCAGCTAGGGTCACAAAGTCAACGATTGCACTCGTTAGATCATCTCGATCCAACCAATCGGCTACGCTGCTTTTTAGCTCGGAATAGGTTGTTATAGCCACTTAATCAAACCCTGCCACCTCGCGTTCTAAACGCTCGATTGTCTGGGTCATTAAGCCAAGCTTTAAATCGTTTCTTGTCTTTCGTTATTCCCTGCTGATCGAGTTGGTACAACACGCTCAGTGGAATCGATGCAACTTTATTCCATTCACCATAAGGTTGGTGACGGTCTATTTCATTTCGCTTTCGCTTATTGTCTTCGACAATTTGCGTCACATCTTGTTCAGTCTGAATAACAACGGTGTCTTCCGCTTCTCTGCCAGAAGAAGCCTCCTCAAATAAAAAAGAAGTCTTCGTTTTAGTTAGAGCATCGTATTCAAGCGTTCTTTTATCAGACATCCAAAAACCTACATATAGATATTTGGATATTAATTATACTACATCAAATGTAGAACCGTAGGACAAGGCGAGGGGCATAAAGCCCCTCGCTTGCTTTCACTACGAAGTAGTAAGGTCAGCAACAATACCCAAGCCTTTTTGCTGATCGACCTGGAGTCCACCTTCGAAAAGGATAAGCTCTTTAGTCGCATCACCAGTTTTGGCAAGAGGCGTGTTCTGAATAGGCCGTAATACAGCCAGACTAAGTAGGTCAGGGTTAAGGATGTAAGCATCACGCTCACGCTGAAAGCGATTAGGCGTAATTCGTACTTCTCCAAAATCTGACAGATATACATCGGCGCTGCCAATTATTGTGGTTGGCGAGTCTGAGGGGGCCATGTACCGTTGCGCTGCAATACCTGCAAAGCCAGATACCTGAGTCTTGTTAAAAGGCCCAACCATCAGCATTGTAGGCTCTCCACCTTCAGTGAAGACCGATTGCAAGACCGGCTTCAAAAGTGCCTCAGTAAAGGCTCTCATATTTCCCGCAGAAGCATCAGTTCTAGCAGCGTTAACAACACCACCAGAAACGGTAGGATCACCACCGCCAGTACCTTTGCTTGTGTTGGTACGAATGAAAGCAGATAGAGAAGCGGTTTCTCTAGCAGTACCAGTAGCACCAGCAACCGCAGCGTTGTTCACACCGCACAGGTTGAACTCAATGTCGCGCTTTAACTCGTTACCGTTTTTCGATCTTATTACCGTAAGCCTGTTTATGACTTACTTCTTGAGGTTATACCCTCAAGTCTAGACTATATCATCTACCTTTAAGGTAGTCGGGCGCTCTTGGGCGGGTTATCGTTTCCTCACCGCCTAGTCGTTGAACCTTTCGCAACCCTCTGGCATTTGCCATCCATTTGCGACTTGGCTGCTGATTGCCCTCACCATTATGTGTTAGGGGTTCCCAGTAATTCACCCGATTTGCAATACCACATTGCTGTAGCATGGGTCTCAAACTTAAACCAACTGGTAACTACGTTCGTTCTTCCTACCTGCGGCGTTAATAACCTCTAGGTTATCTGCAAGTATGAAGTTCTTCGACATGATCTGAGTGTAGTTGCCCAAACGCTCTGTTGGGGTAACTGCGGTAAACGAAGAAATATCGTTACCGTCGATCTGAGCATTAGCTGCGGCTGCTGCAAGCTCATCGGTCTGCCACTCAAAAAATGTATTTCTAACAGTCTCACGACCTATGTTAGATACAAGGGGTGTTGTTTGTGGGCTGATGTTGAAAATTACATCGGCCAACTGTTCCCTAATACCGATATCACTATATCGAGTATAGGTGTTGGTTATGATAGCCATTAGGCTTTCTCCTCAAAGTTCCAAAAGTTTTGCCAAGTCGACCGCATCATCGAGTCGACCACTAGATTGCAGTCTTTCTTGAGCGTTCCTGGTTGCTTTGCTTTTTTTCACTGGGGTCTTTTGAGAAGATCCTGAAGAAACAGTTTTACCTGTCTGGGCGCGAGTCTTCTTGGTCTTAGCTACACCTTTATCATATAGCCAAGCCTTTCGGATTAGCTGTATGTGCTTGGCCATAGTAAGCGCCATGATCTCTTCCTCTGTAATCCCTTCGTTCATAAG